ATATTATCTATAATTGTAGCACCACTTGTATTGATATCCGTATCTGTACCAATTACCGTATTATAGGTTCCAGAAGGTTGAGCCCCTATCTCGGCAGGAGTAGGTTTGTTATACTCTGTATATATCTTCCCCATATTAGTCGTACCGACTTCTAAATTCAACTCTGAACCTGTCCAACCTATTTTTACTACATTGTGGGATTGACCAGTTCCAGTTCCTTGTTGAACAGGTGTGTATCCAAGAGCATCTTGTTTTGTATTTGCTAAATCATACGCTGTTTTTACGGCTAAAGATGTAGCTAAAGTATCTGTACTAGTTGAAGCTACAGAATCACTTTTATTTTTATTGAATCCTGTGTTCTTTATTATAACCGGCTCTTTTTCTACTTCTAAATTTGATATTCCATCTTCTAATTCTCTAATAGAAGATAATTCTCCAAAAGATTCTATTTTAAAATTTACTCCATCATAAACAATCGTGTAACAATTTCCAGAAATAATAGACCCAGCAGATGAAGTGTCTTCTATAATAACAGAGCCAAGACCATCAACATTTGCTGTCATTTGACCTGTATTTGTAGTAGACGCTATAAATACCGCTCTCATTCCAACATAATAAGAATTATTTTGTTTTGTTTTTGATGTCCTTGTTAGGATTATATCGTTAACCTCTAAACCGGTTGTAAAAAAATCAGTTTGATATATTTTTAAATCTATATCATCAAAAACTTCATTTATTTTATTTATATCTACGGAATCTGCATATTCCATCAAACTCCAAGAGTGTACCGCCGTATCTCTCATTAATTACTCCTCCTATAATTTACCATATTATACTTTGGTTATCTTTTAATAATTGCCAACTAGCGTAGTCAGTTTTAAGACTACCCCAAGTTTCAGTAGTTAATAAAGAAACTGTTATTCTAACACCGGCTGGAAGTAAATTAGAAATATATTTTATAACATTAACCATTTCAACAGAACTATTTCCACCTACAAGATATATATTAGAAGGTTCTCCTAAAAAGTTTTCTTTAACTTTTATATCATTAGATCCTGTAACATATCTTATTATATTTATTATACTTGGTATAGATGTAGGATATTTTTTACTAACAACACTAATCTTAACCCTTTCTCTAAAGTCTTCATCCAATTCTCCGGTATTTCTTCTCTCTGCATAGTTCAAAGCTAGGTTGTCAAGTTGTTTACCTGTAGCCATTTCTATATTTGTTGCGTCTAAATCATCCTTGTCATCGTTTATCCTGTTGTTGTAGAATCTAGAAAGTATTGTGAGGATCTTCCTGTAGTTTTCTCCATGACCTTCTTCGTTCCACCTATGAGGAAGTAAAGATTTCATATAATTTAGATTCTCTTCTTCATCAAAAATATACATTTTACCTCCTTACTTCTACGTTATAAAAGTTATGTTTATGTCAGATTCAACTGTAGAAAATATTTCTCCTAATGAAACACTTATTTCATCAGATGTTGTAGGGTTAGCAGTAGTTCCGTAATACAATTGTCTTACTGATAATATTCCGTCTACAGAAAGGAATATATTACCTGTTAAGTCGCTTACGTTCAAAGTTTCGTTTGCATTCGTGTAAGTTATTAAAGATTGTTTTATAGTATCTTCATAATCTGTAGGAACTAAAGATGCATCTATTTTTATTATCAAATCATAATATATACTAACTGGAGTTAGTCTGCTAAAATAAACCGTATACGTAGTTCCATCTAAAGCTACATCATAAGAACTCGTTCCATAACTTTCTATCCCGGCTGGCTTAGATTGTAATATGGCAGAAGCAACACTTTCATCAGTTCCTCCATTTACAAATATTTGGAAAGATTTTGGTGGCATTGAATCCACCGTATTAATTGTAGTATTTTCTATACCACTAACTTTAACAACTTCGGTATTTTCTTCTACGTAACTTATTATGCCTTCTAAAGAAGAGTTGTCATAAGTTGTCATAACTGAATAATACCTGAATCTGAGCTCTTCATCCGTTTCTAAATCTTTTCCTCCTACTGTGTTGTATGTCAACTCTGCTGTTCCTAGTCCAGCTACAGGATTTTTTATAGTTAAAGATGTACCTTGTGTTAAATTATATTCAGAACCTATTTTATCTGCTATTATTTCTATTTCATAATTATCTGTATCTACATTTATATACTCAGTATTTGTAGTTATAAAAGTATATCCATTTACTGAAAGTTCAAAATAAGAAGGCAATATGAAACTTGTAGCACCATCTGAGAAGCTAAGAGTTGCTGTACCAGTAGCTTTACTACCTAAGTCCCTTCTTATGCCAGCTATAAAAACAGCTTTATCTAAATGGCTTCCTACAGCGTTTAAAACATACTTATTGTTATAAGCTTCTGCTCTATAGTTTTCTATATCTGCTTCTTGAGAAGCTAATATTCTTGCTAAAATTATTAATCCATTTCCTTCATCCTCAGACATTGTAGGAAACTCGTTTTTAAATTCATCAACTATTTCATCAAAAAATTCACTTTCGGTTTTTATTTTAAAACCACTTGATGTTATAGGCATTAAAGGCTCACCTCTACTTCAGTAATGTCCCCTTCAGAGGTCAACACTACTATTGATATTGTTAAACTCCTATCAGATAGAGGATTAAGAGTCATACTTACTACATCCCTAACCCCTTCTATAGTATTTATTTTTGTCGCTAGATTCCTGACTATGTCATCTTCATTATCTTTTATTTGTAAAATTCCGGAATTTGTTTCATTTATCCAGTTTATTCCAAGATCTTCTGTTAAAGCAAAGTTGTTATTGGAAGCTACCTGCATAGTTATCAAATTCTTTATAGACTCAGAACCATTAGATATAGCTAATTTTCCAGAGCTATCTAGTTCGAAATCATAATTATCATTCATTTTAAAAGTCTTATAAATTCTCTACACCTCCTATCATTGTGGAACATCTGTCACTCTGTCTAAAGGAGTGTTGTGTGTATATTTATGAGTATGAGTATTCAGATCTATTCCAGCTTCTGTAACGACTTCTCCGCTTGTTGTAGTTCCACTTATATTAACATTTCCATTTACACTTAATTCTGTATTGATAATTGTGTTAGGTGCTGTTATGTTTAAATCTGAATTCAATGATATCTCCATACCGCCATCTTTTTTCATTTTTATACTTTCTCCTGTATTTCTATTTACAACTACAAGATCACTTTTATTTGTGTTTAACATTTTAGTTTCTTGAGAGTGGAACAAACCTCCTAAAACAACAGCGTCACTCATTCTAAATCTAGGCATACTGGATAAAGTATCTTCAACTGTTTCTCCTGTTATTAAAAGATTATCTAAAGCTTCTTTTGAACAACCAACATATATTAAGTCTCCAACTTCATAAGGAAATCTAATATAAAAATTAGAAGTTTTTGCCGTCAATACAGGACATTCTATTATCATACTCTTGTCTATAAGTTCTCCATAAGAGTTCTCTAGTTTAGTTATAGGAGTTATATCAGCTTTTCCATTTACATGGTCAAACCTTTCTATCCTAGCAACGAACATAGTCTCTATTGAACGAACTTTTTTACTTATCAATCTTTCTGTAGTTTCTAAATCTATACCTCTTAGTATCATCAAAACACCTCAATATTTTTAAAGCAAATTACATTCTAGTTTTGTTGCGTCAGTCATCTCGTTAAAAAAATGCTCGTACTTGTCAACGACTAGATTCAAGTAATACTCTGAACTAAAATCAGTAACTCTTCCGTACTTATCTATAGGTATCCTTATTACAGAACCACTTTCTATGCCCGGCAAAAGCTTGCTCTGTATAGAGTAAGTTTCGTCGTCCTCTTGTTCTGGATAAAGTTGAAGTCCGTTGTCAAAGTTAAGAAAGAATTCTACTCTACCTTTTTTATCAGAACCATAAAGTTTTATAGTATCGTCTAACAGATAAAAATTCAATTTACTTCCTATAATCTGTCTTAAACACTCTTCAAAAGTACCTTTTACAGTTAAGTTAGAAACAATAAAATCTTCAAATACATTTAAATTACTAGAATCAAACTTAAAACCTGCTAGATCACATATTCTTCTAACTGCTTCAGTAGCCTTTATCTCACCTTTAAACACTTCGTTTATTTCTTGTATACTGAACTTTTTTAAATTCTGATCAAGTATCAATTCCATGTAAGGGTTCCTGTTGTTAAATTTATATCTAACTTTATTTATTGTACCAGTATAAATCAATCTATTTACTCCATTTACACCAGTTAATATTTCTACGTTTTGCAACAATCCGAAACTTTTTATTTTATCATAATCAAACAAAGCAGTTGTCTCTCTTGAAACTCCAAATATTTTAACAGAACAACCGTTTGTTTTTTCGGAAGATACTGAAGATATTTTAAACTCTATATGAGTATCTGGAAAATAAAAAGTATACAAGGCTGTGCTAGAAGAAGATGTAGAATTCAAGCTCTTCATACCTAAAATTCTAACCTCTCCAGTTCTGTTATTAGCCATAAATAAACCTCCAAAAACTAAAAGTCGAAATCATCATCAGTAACATAATACATTTCAACCGTATCTCCTAAATCTCCATATTCTAAATTTTTTGTAGCTCCAGTTATTGATAAAGGAAAACACATTAATTTTCCATCCAAAGCTATTTTGTGTTCGTTACCTCTAAACAAATCTTCAAACAATGTAACAATAACATTACTACAGTAATAAACTTCATCTTCGTCATAACAATCTAAAAAATAAATATCAGACCTCAAAGGCTTCCTTATAACAAATGTTAAATTGATATCATCTATTGTAACTTTTATTTTTTCATCTCCGCTTTCTAAGTCTGTATATTCAAATGGTATTTTAATCATAATTATTCTCCTTGAAATGTTCCAGAAAATGCGTCTTTTACATACTGCACGTACTTACTTTTCAAAAGCAATTGAGAAATCGTAGGAACAGTAGTGCTATCAGAAGCTTCATCTACTTTCTGAGCTAAAGTCTTTTTGGTAGCAGTAGGATTTTCATTCTTTCTGAATTTATTTGTAGAGTATATAGAATAAGTTCTTATTTCCATAAGTTCTAAAGTTATATTTACTGTATTATCAGAAGCAACATTTCTTATAACAAGATTGGTAACAAAAAAATCATTAGGTAAAGTTGTAAAACTTCTTCTAGTGAAAATTCCCGGTAACTCTTTGTACCCGAAGATTTTAAGAGCTATCTTTTCTTCAAATATTTTTTCTAACTGTTCTATCTTTCCTTTAGTAACTGTTCCACCAGACTTAGCTTCTGTATTATTTGAAGCTATAGTTGCTTCTATTTTTATAGTTATAGGTTGTCTCAACACACCTTCTATATAAACATCTCTGTTTTCTACTGGTCTCTTATTTACACTATTACTCATGTTAACTGTGAAAGATGTCGTAGCGTCAAGTTCTATATAATTCTTTTTTTCTAAAGCGTCATTTAAAACAAAACTTCCATCTTCTTCTGTCATAAACAAAATAGTCTTTTTATTAGAGCCACCTATTCTTAAATTCTTACCAAATACAGATACCTCTTTACCAAACATACCTCCATAAGTATGTTCTATCCCACCAACAGAGAGGTCATTAAAATAAGAAGATAACTTCGAAACAGCAGTTTCGCTAACACTTTTTATATCCATTAAAACACCTCCTGTTTAGTAGTTAAATCCACCGCTAGTAGATATATTTATATTGTTATCAAATTCCATACCTCCGCTTCTGTCAAAACTTAAAGTGTGTGTGTATATATTGTAAGCACCTTTTCTAGGAGCCATATCTTCATCTCCCCAAGAGCTACCGCCACCTCCACCGAAATAAGTTCCTGAAGTGTTTGGTCTATTCTTATAACCGTAATACATAGCCCCACCTAAAGCTAAAGCCCCTACAGCCAATGGTGCAACAGGCGCTCCTAGAACAGTAGCTCCAGCTCCAGCTCCAGCCAACCAACCCGGTAAACTTTTAAATATGTGAGCTCCAGCTCCAGCCAACCAACCCGGTAAACTTTTAAATATGTGAGTTGCTATGCTTGCTCCTGCAAAACTTATAGCCATAGCTGTCTTAGGATTACGTACACTAGCTCCAATAGCTTTTGCAAATAAACTACCGGTTCTAGCTATGTATTCAGAGAATTTATCAGCATTCTCAGTAGTGAAAGTTTTATTTATTTCATCTCTAACTGTAACTAAAAGAGTAGCCCAGTTTTTTAAAGCTTCGGTATCTTCTCCAGCACCATACAAATCTCTAACAAAATCTCTTATAGGACTCATTATTCCTTTTGTAGCATTAGGAAAAGCTCCATACAATCTACCCATCATTGTTTCTCTTGCAGTCGTTATAGTAGTCATCATAGCTTGCATACTGTCTTCTTTAAGAGCAACTTCTGTCAAAGGATTCTTTTTAAGAAATTTATAAATATTTTCTATTGTTTTTGCTGGATCTGTACTTCTTTTGAAACCTATTAAACCGGCTTTAGAAGGAGATGTCCTTCCTGTAGCAACTCCTATAACTCTATCTGTAGCAGTTTCTGTAGTCATACCTTGTGTGAAACTTAAAGCTCTTATAGCCTTTACAGCGTTAGTCAAAGTATCGTCCTTAATATTAACTTTATTAGAAGCTAGAAGACCTCCAATTTCAGCTATAGTAGAGTCAGATCTAAGAGAACCTGTACCAGTAAGTTTTGTGAACAGTTTTGTAGCTTCATTGAATCCAGAAGTTTGAACTTCATCAGACGAAATACTTTGTCTATAAGACTTAGATCTTATAACATTTCTTTCTACTTCTGCCATTTCTGAACCAAACTCTAGAGTTGCTTGTTTTGCCATACTACCCATGTAGTTGGCCATCATTAGTCCTCCACCGAATCCCATAACCTTTCTCATTGACAAAGGGTTAGAGAATGAAGCTCCTGACCTTCTTGTTGTTCCACCTTTACTTGCTACAGCACTTATCTTTGCTTCTGTACTCATTCTTGCTTTGTGTTCTTTCTGAGCGTCTTTGTATCTTTTTTTAGCTAACTTCTCAGACTCTCTAGATTTTTTTATTTCATTTATTTTTTCTAACAAAGCGTTTTTTCTTTTTTCATAAGCTACTTTAAGCAACTCAGCTTTTTGAGCATTTTCATAATCAATCTTTCCTTTTTTAGAAGGAAGAAAATTAGTTTGATTTTTTGTTTGTGTTCCAGTAAAGAAGTTGTCCTTCATGAACCTTTTAGATTCTTCTATCTTTTCAGCTTTAATCATTCTTCTTTCTTCTTTTTTGTAACTTTTGAAAGCTCTTGCGGAAGGATAACTAGTTCTATACATTTCATTTGTTTCTCTGAGTTTCATACTTTTTCTTATATTTCTTTTTCTTTCTTTGTTCACACTTATTTCTGCAAGTTCTAATTCTCTTTTTAATTCTTTAGTTTTCTTGTCTATATTAGAAATCATCTTCAAAGTTTTTCTTTCTATAGATTTACTTGCTCCCTTAGTAAGACTCTTTTCTGCACCTAACTTAGCCTTTTCAAGTTCTTTCATATCTTTTACAAGTTTATCTACTTTTCCTTCTCCGATGATGTCAATACTAGAATTTGTTCTTTTTTCGCTCATGAACCTTTGAGATTCTTCTATCCTTTTAGCATTAATTCTAACTCTCTCTTGCTTTTTATAATTTTTGAAACCTCTCATCGAAGGATAATAAGTTCTATAATTCTCATTAGTTTCTCTAAGTTTTATACTTTTTCTTATACTTCTTTCTCTTTCTTTTTTTACACTTCTTTCAGCATTTTCAAGTTCTTTTCTCAACTCTTTTGTTTTCTTATCTATATTTGAAATCATCTTTAAAGTTTTTCTTTCAACGGATTTACTTGCACCTTTAGAAATGCTCTTCTCAGCTCCGGCTTTAGCCTTCTCAAGTTTCTCCATATCTTTTACAAGTTTATCAACTTTTTCTTCACCGATGATGTCGATACTAAAATCTATTCTTTCTTCGCTCATGACACCTCCTAAGCTGAATTGTTTTTGGTGTATAAATAGAACGCTGAATAAAGTTCGTCCATTGAGAAGGAATCAACTAACTTATCGTTCCCCCCCATAGCCATTAAAACAGTCATTCTTATCATTCTATTTCCAGACATATTAAAATAATATTTTTCAAAATCAATCATCCCGTCTGGTTTTTTAAATTTAGGATTAAAGAAACGTGGACACCACTTCTACAGCCTTTTCTAATTCACTAATGTCAAAAAGTTCCACAAATCTAAAAGCCATATCATTCAATTCATCCATACTCAATGTCTCAAGTTTTATATCTTCTCTGCCACATATACTTAAAAATAAGCTACACAACGCAGTTCTTTTTATGACTTTGTTTTGCTTTTGCAATTCTAAAAATCTATCATAACCTATGTTTCTTGGTTTTAAAACTTCTCCTGATTTAAGAACAAATTCTTCGTCATTGAAACTTATCAAATCTTCTACTTTTAAATCCTTAGAAATCATTTTTAGACATTCTTTTTGAAACTTTCCAGCGTCATATTTTCCTTCTTCATCAAAACATTCATCCTCTATATCCATTACATGAATAGGAAGAGGAGAGAGGAAAGAATATTCCTCTCCTTTTAAAACAACTTTTTTAAACTCTTGCATTAAAATCTCTCCAATCAGCTATTAAGCTTCAATATTTGGTATTAAGTTAACCGGTGCCGAACCACTTCTTAGGTTTATACAAGTGAAAGTAACTTCTATTGGTTGCGCTTCCGAATCAAAAGAAGGAACAGGTTCTTGCAGTATCATTGCTTTTTCACAAAAGAATTTAAACCTATTATCATAAATATTTTTATCTTCTATAGAAATAGCTAGTGGTGTTCTTAATTTAGAATAGTTAGCAAATAATGTAACCCATCTAGACGAAGGAAGCAATGAAATCTTTATAACTCCTGGTTTTGATTTTCTAACGCTATATATTCCACCTTCTTCAAGGTCATTTATTTTTGTTACTTGATCTACGTCATATTCTACAGTTATGAAGTTACTTTCAGACAGTTCATCAACTGCAACTCCGAAAGCTGTAAAGATAACTTTATCTGGTTTGTAAGTTACTACGTTACTCATTCGTACCTCCTAGTTAATTATAATTCTATTGATACTTCAATGTTCATTGTTTCTATTGGTGTAGCCATTTTTACCGTTAGAACGACGTTGTTAAGCACTCTGTTTGCTATATCATTTTTAGGTATATCGTCATAGTCTGGTACTGATGTTAGATAATCTGTAGCAAGATCTTGCGTTATAGCCTGTTCTCCAACCTCAGCAAGCGTAGCACTAACAGAAGCAAGTCCTTTATCAGTAAATGGAACTTTCTTAGAATTAACAAGAAGTGCTGTTATGTTTTCTTTTACTCTGTTAGACAACCAATCCTTACCTCTAGTTGTATCTAAGTTAGAACCAGAAGTTGTTCTACCAAATTGAGTAAGTATTAATCCCATTTCAGTAGTTATATAATTTATATGAGAATCTTTCAATAGAGCTTCATCTGAGCTACTATATCCAGAGTCTTGAACTTCTGATATATTCTTATTACCCCACGTAATAGATCCTACAGTTGCAGGGAATCCCATACCTCCTACGGCCGCATTTATAGCTCCATATTCGCTGTCAGAGTTAGCAAAGACAGCAACTCTATCAGAGTTCCAATCTGCTATTCCTGTTACTGTAGCTACTGTTCCATTCAACTCAATTACTGCAAGTCTTTCTGTTCCAGCTACAAACTCAGCAACGCCGTCTGCACATTCCTTTTCATTTCCTACTCCTAAGATAGGTATAACACCGTAGAAGTCATGCTCATCTAAAGTATCTAGATAAGCTTTTACAGCATCTTTATCTTCTGCTCCGTTAAATATAGATCCAGCTATATAAACCTCTGAACCTCCATTTGCTAAATAAGCACTTACTGCTTCACCTAAAGAACCAGTAAGACCAGTTGCGTCTTCAACTAAAGCTATACTTTTAGTCTGGTTAAAATCGACTATTAGTGCCGAATTAAATCCAGCTTGGCTAATAGCACTTGTGTTATCGGTTACTGTAACTTTAACTATGCTTGAAATATTACTCACTCTCCTTTTATTACTCTAATATTGTTTCCACTTTTATAAAGTCTACACCCTCTTCTATATCTGTAAAGTATTCTAAATCGTAACTTCCAGACAATTCAATACTGCAACTAACTTTTAATTCATAAAGATTAAATAAGACACCGTTATCTTCAGTTTCATAAACTTTAGTTCTTATTGTTCCAGGTCTAAAGACTATATTAGGAGCTATAGTATCTACGAACTCAAACAAAGGCAATAAGGTAGTAACTTTATTTACTTGTTCTGAAACTTCAAAAGGACTTCCTACAAATCTCAATAACAAATCACCTTTGTATTCACTATAAGAAGTAACTCTTAAAGTATCCTCTATGTCTTTATCGTATCTAACAGTGTTGTTACCTGTGTTAAACATATTAAAAAATTTGAATTCTATTCTTTTATAGTCAAAAGGTTGCCTTACTGCATAATCTGTATTTATTACTTTTATATTAGGATCTCCAATGATAGTCTTTAAAAGAGAAACAACTTGTTTGTTAACTATACTATCTCTAGGTATCAATTATACAACACCTCTCTTTTTAGTAGCTTCCAGTATCATATGGCTACTAACTCTATCATTTTTATATTTACATCCGTGAACTATAAATCTTTCTCCATTCCAAACAAATTCAGAACCGTAAAAATCTATATCAGAGTATTCAAGATTTCTTATATAAACTTTATAAATCAAAGTGCTCTCATTCAACAAAGAAGTGCTATCGAAAGTTCTACCTTTATATTCAGAAACAGTACACTTGACCATAGTAGCTATAGAAGAATGTTCTTCTTGAACTCCGTATTCGTCTACCGAATCACCTTTCAAGTAAAATAAAATCAACTCTTCGTTCTCGTTCAATAATCTATTCATATTTATTCTTCTCATTAGTACCCCCTAGATACTACTATTCCGTCTTTATCAATCACTTCAAAAGTTATAGCGTTTAATAGTTTTTGTGTATCTATAAGAGAAGGGTTTTTCCTTTTTCTATCATATTGTGGAGCTTCATAAAGTATATAATAAAGTACATCATCAACAGCTTTTTCAGCCAAAAATTTAGAAGCTTCTATCATTTGCTCTTTACTTCTGTTTCTGCCTTTTTTACTTAGTTTTTGATAACTTATAAAATCTTTTATGTCTATATCTTTTTTAGCTCTTTCGGAAAAATTTTCTAAAGAAGGTTTTAAAAAACTATAATCCCTTCCTGTTCTTGCTATATAACCTTTAGAATTTTCTAATATGTCACCATAAAAAGCTGGATCTTCTGAAGCCAGTCCGCTATTACTTCTAACAAAAACTCTTATAGTAAATCTACTTCCACTTATCTTTTTTAAATTATTTAAAAATATACCGAAACCTTCAGTAGTGCCTTTCATTATTCTATACCGGTATAAAAAAGATATTGATCTGAAGTAGCCACACCATCTCTTATCATCTCATATCTCAATTTCCATTTTGATTTAGATACTTTATCTATATAAGAAATGCTTAATCCGTCAATTTTTTCTGATGAAACATTATCGTAATCTGGCAAACAAGCTATGTCTATAACAAGCATTGCTATTGCAGTCTCTAATAACGTACCACTTATTCCGTCATTCTCTGCTATAACTGTCGCTATAGCTATGTACTCCTCCAGTTCGATAGTTCCTATATAATTATCAATAGTTGGGAAGAGTGCAGTTATTTTTGATTCAACAGACATTAATATCACCAACTTATTTAATTTTTATTTCTTCTGCAAATCCTTTTGTGATAAGAACTTCTTTATCTTCTTTGCTGACTTCATACACACTACCGGATTCAAAAACTTTTCCGTTATGTCTAACAGTTCTATCTAAAAGTATTCTAACTAAATTCTTCTCTTCTTTTGTTTTAGCTACAGGTCTAGTCATTATTTTCTCCTTTTATTATTCTTATTTTAAAGCTTCGGTATATACAAATATACCTTTACAAAAATAAGACCCACTTAGAATCTAAATAAGAGGGTCGTTTTTATTGTTATTACGCTACAGTTGCTTGGAATACAAAGTCTGCCATAGGGAATGATGGTACTCCTATGAATTCAACTTCTGTTCCAACTCTGTAAGGTGCTCTTTGTGAAACATAAGTATTTATAGCAATACCTTCTGAAGTCACAGCAACATCTCCTCCAGCGTCAGAAATTCTTGAAGCGTCTTGTTCTGCTGGAGAAACTCCAACCATTGTATTGCCAAGAATATCCCCATCATAGAACATAGCCACCTTGTTGTCTTCAACTAAGTCTAAGATAGTTTTATCTAGAGTTACCTTTCTGTTATAAACTACAATTTTATCAATTCCACAATAAGCTTGGATAGAAGAATCTATCTGAACATCTGTAATCGCAACGTTTGCTGAAACAGTAGCAGAAGCAACTAGAGATAGTGGAATAAGGTTGTTTCTAACTTGTGTGTTAGATCTGAATAATTTATAAGTATTCCTATTAAGCATTAAAGTGTTTGGTCTAATACCTGTATCTTCTTCGATAGTGTCAGCCCAATCTTTTATATCGTCTAGGATAGTAGCAGAAGCGTCATCCCAAGCGTCAGTACCAGAAAGAGTTGCTTTGTGTCCAGCAGGCACTTTATAATCAATGTTTACTGCTCCACCTTTAGAAGCCATTGTTATCTTACCATCAAATAGTGCTTTAGCTCTAAGATATTCCATAGTCATCTTAGCTCCGTTGATAAGTTTCATTTCGTCATCATAAACTTGCTCAAGAGCTCTAGCAATCTCAGTAAGACTTCCGTTAGAAGATATATTAAGAATCATAGCTTTTTCTTTTTCAGATAAAACCATTTTCTTTCTAAACAAAGGAAGTTCTCCACTTAGTGCGTCAAACCCTTCTCTGTTCTGTACGATCGGCTCTGCGTCGTAAGCTGACGGAGAAGTTAGTTCTACAGCACCGTTAGAAGACTTAATGAAAGAATAGTCAAGACCCATAACAGGTTTAATAGGGAATAGATTTTGTAGCTCCATTGATACTTCATATTCTGGGTTCTTTTTTTCATAGTAACCTAAGAAAGATGAAGCTGATATAATTTTTTCGAAATCTTTTTTAGTCATTTAATTCTCCTTGTAATTTAATTTTTTTATTATTGGTAAAGAGTAACTGCACCGATTGATTTAACTCCGATAGATTCTAACTTAGCAACTGCTGTAGCTTCTAGAGCGTTAGCATTAGCGTCTGCAACTGCGTCTGTATAGTAATATCCAGCTATCATTACCCCGGCAACTACATCCTCTGTACCATCAAACTCAACATCACTCATAAGTATTCCTGAAGCTTGAACAGTACCTGTTCCATTAACAATATTAGCGTCAACAACTTTAGCTGTTACATCATCCTTGATTAGTGCGTCTACTGTAGCAGAACCTACAATAGTTCCGGCAGGGATTACACCGTCAGTTACGTAGTCTGCGAATCCTGTACTTTCTAGAACAACGCTAATAGATAGTTCTGAGTTGTGAATTGGTGAACCTTCTGGTTTTAAAACATTATAAAATTTCATTTGTACCTCCATTATTTTTTTTAATTAGTATTTACCTTCCGCTATCATAGCACCAAAGTCTTTAGTTCCTACTTTAGGAGTTTTCTTTTGAGATAATTTCTTCCCCTTACTTCCAACAGTTCTTTTAGCATAAATATCTTGAGCACCCCTGACAGCCCTTTCTTTTTGTTTTGTAACTTCAGAAAGATGTTCTATCTGCATTTCAATGTCTTCTATTTTTGCTCCCCGTTTGACTAAACCTTTAAGAAATTTAGTTGACGTTTCTGGCAACTTAGCGTCTCTTATAGCTATGTCTATCTCTCTTTTCTCAGCTTTCTTTTGTTGGTTAATAAGGGTTTGTGCCAAGACTTTCATAGTGGGGTCTTCTATTGCGTCTAGGTTTATATCATTTATATTGAATTCATTATCTCCATCTTCTTCT